AAAATATGCCAGCGCTCCAAATGATTTTCCAAAATGACAAAAAAGAGGAAGGTGTAAAAAATGCGCCGAAGACCGATGGACAAAAAAATTGACAAAAAAAGATTCCAGGATTCAGCTTCTAAAACCCCCAATATTAATCATCCGCGCGTTATAATGCGCGGTGGTATTAGGCTGTAAAAACTTCGCGCGCGCGGGCGTATCGTCTGTGCGTGCGTATTATTATAATGAGGTGATGTTATGACGTATTTAACCGATCATTTTGATACTACGGAATTTGAATGTCCTTGTTGTGGTAAAAATTATAAAATATCCGCTCTAAAGTCCTTGGCTAATGCGTTGGAAATAATGAGGTCTGAAATTAATTCTCCGATTATAATTACCAGCGGACGGCGTTGTATTGAACATAATGCGGAATTAGATAATTCCGTGCCTAACTCCCAGCACGTAATAGGTTGCGCCTGTGATTTATATTCCCCTAATATATCAATTACAAGACTTGCTTGTGTTGCATATTTAGCTGGATTTAGGTATATTGGTATTGGCGATGATTTTCTGCATGTCGATATGAGAGACTTCGGCAACTCCGGCGCTGGCGCTATTTGGCGCTATTAATAATCGCTATCTAAGTTACTGTGTTTAGGCGCGTCTCCTTGCCCCTTATAAGGCAAGGAGCAGCTGCGCCGGCTAAGAATGAGGTGTTTACAATGACCTGCTATCATCCATTAACTATGTATTGGACTGGTAGTTATACTGCTAACGGAAAAAAACAATATACTTTCAATGCATCGCAAGGATATGTAGATATGCCTCAGCAAGTCCCTTGTGGGCAATGCATTGGTTGTCGGCTTCGCCGTTCCCGTGACTGGTCTGTCCGTTGTATGTGTGAGGCGCGTATGCATGAAAAAAACTGTTTTATAACTCTGACTTACAACAATGAAAATTTACCCGAAAACGGTACTCTTATAAAAAAGCATGTACAGGATTTTTTTAAGAGGTTACGCAAAAATCTTAATATTAAAGTGCGTTATTATATGTGTGGTGAGTATGGTACTCAAAAATCACGCCCTCATTACCATATTTGTCTTTTTGGTTATGATTTTCCCGATAAAAAATTATGGAAAGTAAATAATGGTTACCCTCTATATAATTCGGAAATACTGACTAAATTGTGGACGTTTGGATATTCCGTTATTGGTTCTCTGACTTATGAATCTACCGCTTATGTTGCACGCTATATTTTAAAAAAACAATTAGGAAAAGATTCTACTATTTATGATGAACTTGGTATTATACCCGAATACACTACTATGTCACGCCGTCCAGGTATTGGCGGCAATTGGTTTGATTTGTATCACTCTGATGTGTTTGCTAATGATTTTAAGGTTATGTTTAAAAGTACGAAGGTTTCTATGCCTTCGTATTACGAAAAGATGTTTGACATTTATTATCCCGATTTTTATAATTTATATAAGCGGTACTTGCGAGCCAAAGCGAAACAAAATAAATTAGATAGTGATGACTTTCGGCGATTAGAGGCTTGCAAGTATCGCCAAATAAAAAGACTGGTTCGTCCAGTAGAAAGTGAGGGTTTTATATGATTCTTTATGTGTACTCTATTCATGACAGAAAGGCAGGCATTTACAATCGACCGTTTTTAGAATCCAATGAGGTTATAGCTAAGCGCAATGTGGAACGCGCTTTTTTAGATGAGGATTCTACTTTTCATTTATTTCCGAATGATTTTGAGCTAGTGCAGCTTGGAACTTATGATGATTTAACAGGCAAATTTGATTTGCTTGATATTCCTCGTCTCGTCGATATTAAAAAGGAGGTATAAAATTGTGGCTGATAAAATTATGGTTGACAATGACGTTACTCGTCCCGTTATCCGTAGTCGCTTTGGTTGTTTTGCTCGGCAAGGCTTTGTATGCTCTACTCCTTCCATGACTTTACAGGATAGAAAAGAAGAATGTGACATACACCGAATCGTCCAGCGCCACGCCGAAACAGGCTTGTGGGGTACAAATCTTGCTCCACCAACTCGCCAACCGATATATGGCGATTTTACTCAATCTGTTGATTTGCTTACTGCTCAAAAACTTTTGTGCACCGCAAAAGAATCTTTTGCGGCGCTCCCGTCAGAAGTACGTAAGGAATTTGGCAATGACCCTATTGTGATGTTGGAATGGCTTAAAAATCCCGAAAATCGTAAACGTGGAGAAGAGTTAGGACTGTTAGAAAAACAGTCGGGACAAGTCCCTCTTGATGTAACTGTCCCGACTGACACCCTTTCAGGTTCAGTCCCCAATCCGAACGAAAGTGAGGTTAAATAATAATGAGAAGTACAATGTCCCACCGTTTTGCAATTACGCCCGATATAGAAATACCTCGCTCGCAATTTGATAGGGCTCATGGATATAAGACAACATTTGATGTTGATTATCTTATACCTTTTTTTTCAGATGAGGTATTGCCTGGTGATACTTTTTCTTTACAAATGGCTCATTTAGTTAGGCTCGCAACGCCCATTTTTCCCATTATGGACAATTTGCACTTAGATACCTTTTTCTTTTTCGTGCCTAATCGTTTGCTTTGGGATAACTGGGAAAGATTTAACGGCGCGCAAGATAAGCCTACCGATAGTATTGATTATCTTATTCCTACCATTACTGCCCCTGCTGGCGGTTTTACTGTTGGTTCTGTTTATGATTATTTAGGTTTACCTACCGGTGTTCCTGGTATTGAAGTCAATGCTTTATATTTCCGTGCTTTAAATTTGATTTATAATGAGTGGTTTCGTGACCAGAATTTAATTGATTCTTTACCCGTACCAACTGGAGACGGTCCTGATTCTCCGTCACTTTATACTCTCCAAAGACGCGGAAAAAGGCATGATTACTTTACTTCCGCTCTTCCCTTCCCGCAAAAAGGACCGGGTGTTGAAATTCCCATTGCAGGTAATCAAGCGCCCGTATATGGTAATGGAACTCTTGGTCTTACTGATGGCAGATACAATGTTGGACTATCAGCTTGTGGCTTGAAGAATGGCAGTAAAGGGTTAATCTTTGGATTCCAACAAGATATTGATACTTCAATTGAAGGTGGTGCTGGTATTACTTATGGTTATGGTAAGCCTATTGGTACTTCATTAGGTGCGAATTATGCTTATAGTTATGACAGTTTTGGTTATCGTACTGTAGGTGTTGTTCCTACTGGTGACTCTGGTCTTTATGCTGACCTTTCTGCTGCTGGTGCTGCCACTATCAACGATATTCGGCAAGCCTTCGCCGTCCAGCGACTCTATGAGCGCGATGCTCGCGGCGGTACTCGCTATGTGGAAATTCTTAAAAGTCATTTTGGTGTTACCTCGCCCGATTTTCGTCTCCAACGCCCCGAATTCCTCGGTGGTACTACTTCTCGAATCAATGTTACTCCAGTTGTCAATCAGACAGGCACAACTGACCGTGCGCAAGGTGACCTTGCTGCTTTTGGTCTCTCTACTGGTAACGACCACGGGTTTACCGCCTCTTTTACGGAGCACGGCGTAATTGTCGGATTCTGTAATGTGTGGGCTGACTTAACGTATCAACAAGGCGTAGAACGCCGTTTTTCTCGCCGTGACCGTCTCGACTATTATTTACCCGCACTTTCCCACCTCGGTGAACAAGCTATCCTAAACAAAGAAATCTATGCAACTGGTACAAGTTCTGACGATGATGTATTTGGATACCAGGAACGATATGGTGAATACAGGTATAAAAATAGTTTAATTACTGGTAAAATGCGTTCGTCCGACCCTCAAAGCCTTGACTCTTGGCATTTGTCGCAGGACTTCACTGCTCTTCCTACCCTCTCAAAAGATTTCATCGAATGTAATACGCCATTGGATAGGTGTATTGCTGTACAAGATGAGCCCCATTTTATTGGAGACTTTTATTTTGACTTAAAATGTACTCGTCCGATGCCATTATATGGCGTACCTGGTATGCTCGACCACTTTTAATGTTCGGACTTTTTCCCCTTTTCTTGCCGGCTGCACGCGCTGATCCGTGCAGCAGCCGGCTGAAAATCAGCTGATTTCCCGAACGATATTCAGAAAGTAGGTGAATAATGTATGGCTCTCGACCCTGTAACTGGTGGATTGATATCAGCAGGTCTAAAAGGCATTAGTGGTATTTTTTCCGCGAACAAGGCTTACACTCGCCAAAAGGAAATGATGCGAAACGCTCACCAATGGGAAGTACAGGATTTGCGTAAAGCAGGACTCAACCCTATACTATCTGCTACTGGCGGTAGCGGAGCATCTGCATCTTCCCCTCTTGGTAGTGATACTATTGATATGGATTTAGCGTCTGCTGCTCAAATGAAGAAACAGTTATCTCTTAATGAAAAGCAAACTGAATCAAATATTAATTTACAGGAAAAACAAGCAGATAAAGCTTTTTATGAAGGAAGGTTAAGCAATCAATTACAAGCAAAGACAGAATTTGAGACCGCTCTTGCCGAAAATCGTAACAGGTATTTATTTCCGCTGGAAGTTGAACGAATGAAACAGGAAATAAAAGCTATTGAACGAAATTCTATTTCTTCAGCTGCTGCGAATCTTGCAGCTGCATCTTCCAGCTATTCGTTGTCCGATTATTATTCTACTTCGGCATCAAATTTAAGGCTCGACCAACCTAAAAAAGGACGTGAGTCCGATTTGTGGAAATCTACCTTCGGTGAATATCTTCCGTATGTTGAAAAAGGTGTTGAACTTTTTGGCAAACTTACTGGTAGTTACAGAGATATTAAAGGTCGAAATTAATAGAAAAGAGGTGATAATATGAACTCCCAAAAATGGCTTGCTCTTTTAGCTTTGTTACTCGAAAATATCCCGTCTATTCAAATGATTTTGCAATCTGACAAAAAAAAGGAAGGTGAAAAAAATGCGTCGTCGTCCAACGGATCAAAAAACTGACAAAAAAAGATTCCAAGATTCAGCAGCAAAAACTCCAAAAATCAACCATCCGCGCGTCATAATGCGCGGTGGTATTAGACTCTAAAAAATTGCGCGCGCGCGGGCGTATCGTCTGCGCGTGTGTATTATTATGAGGTGATATTATGACTTATTTGACGGAACATTTTGAAACGGAAGAATTTGAATGTCCTTGTTGCGGAATCAATTATAAAATATCTGCTTTGCAATCACTAGCTAGAGCCTTGGAAATAATGAGGTCTGAAATTAATTCCCCGATCATTATTACCAGTGGTCGCCGTTGCGTTGAACATAATGCGGAATTAGATAATTCCGTACCTAATTCCCAGCACGTAATAGGTTGCGCCTGTGATATTTATTCTCCAAATATATCTATTACAAGACTTGCTTGTGTTGCATATTTGGCTGGATTCCGCTATATTGGTATGGGTGATGATTACCTACATGTAGATATGAGAGACTTTGGCAATGCAGGCGCTGGTGCTATTTGGCGTTATTAATAATCGCTATCTAAGTGACTGTGTTTAGGCGCTCCCTCCGCTCCCTAAAAAGCGGAGGGCATCAGCGCCGTCTAAGAATGAGGTGTTTAATATGACTTGCTATCACCCTCTAACTATGTATTGGACTGGTAGTTATACTGCTAACGGAAAAAAACAATATACTTT